CGCTTTATTCCAATCTCCTCCTGTACTTTCTAAACTTAATCCATATGGTGCATCACTATTTAAGTTTATATCAAACGCCGTTGTATCTCTTACCGCTTCTAGTATATCCATTCTCATATCATCTATATTATCTAATGGAAACTCTGTCAATTGTGGTTCTCCTTGTCCTTCTTGTTCTGTATTATCTATTGCATTTGTTACTTGCCACGTTGCTGATTCTGCTACACCTATATAGTTTGTAAATGCTACTGTCCATACTCCATTATTTTCTGTACTTGTTACATCTGAAAATAAATCTACTGCATTGTTTGCCGTTCCATCTATTGTTATTACTATATCATTAACGTCAGGTTCTCCATACTGAGCCCCTGCATTATTCCATACTATTGTAAATGTTGCATTAACTGTTGGTAATGAACTACTTTGTGCGCTTGTGTCTACTGTTGTTCCTGTGTATATATCAACTGTTGTATCACTATCTGGTCCTGCTACTTGTACTTGTGCTGCACCCACGCCATTTACTTCAAATTGATTATTTAAATCTGTTGCGTGTATCACAAATCCTCTTTCTTCTTGTTTATTTGCATAGTAATTTTTATATATATCCCAATATCCTAAGTAGGGGATAGCATTAAAATATCTTCTTAATTCTCCACTACTTCCGTTTTCAGTTCTTCCTAATCCTCTCATATTTAAGTAACTATATATACAACTACTATTTATCTGATCATTGTCTCCACCATCTGCGTTATAGTATCCATACATATTTATTTGTGGTAATAATATTTGGCTCATATCCATACCAATATTCAACATATTCATATGTAATTTTCCATTATATAATCTTATTGGACATTGGAACACGTCCATTTGTACCTTATAACTTCCAAATAATGGTCCTACTGTTGGTAATGTTTTCACATCACAATCTAAATCTATATCGAAACTATCGCCTGGTAACGCTACCTCACTCATAAAGGGTACTAGTGTACCCGCTGCCATACTTGATCTCCATATATACCCTAGATCGTGCGTACTTCTTTCATAGTTTCTTAAACTTACTTCCTGTTTATTTCCTGAGCCGAGTCTATCGCCTCCTATTTCTGTTTTCATATTTCTTCTTTAATTTTTTTATTAATTTTACTTTTTACTTCATCCAATAACATAACTACTTGTATAATTCTGTTCCACGTTATTTTCTTTAATTCTTCTTTTACTTTTCTCGCGCTATTTGATTTTTCTGTTAATCTATAATCGCCCATAACCCCGAAGCTTTGTCCTTCAATAGTTATTACGTGAAAAGGGCTATCTTTAATTTCTTCCCTTTTTATTGTCTCATTTTTAGAAGTCCCAGAGTCTTTGCTGTGGGCTTTTTCTACATTCGCTTGTGATTGTTTTAATTCTGTATCTTTCATCGTTTTTGTATTTAGTTGAACTTTTTAATTTAATGTACTCACCGTTTTCTAATCTTCTTTTTAGTATTATTTCGCCCGTATCAGTATCTACATACATACTTTCTGTTTTATATATGGGCTTCTCATATTTCCTCCTTTCCTTTTTCCAATTTTGTAAATGTTCATATTGTTGTTTGTTGTAACTCATAATTTGTATATTTATGTTAACGTTCTAATATTGTTATATCTGTAACATTTTGTACCTCTATTTGAACTATAATTTATAGTATGCTAAATCGAATTTTTCACTAAGATACATTTTTTTTTTAAATGTCCAAATCTTCTACCCTACCCCACCATATAGCTTCTTCATTCTTTCTAATTTTTTTAAATATCTTCTTCTATTTTCATACCTTTTAAGTTCCCAATTTTTCGAATCATCTCCATAACCTAATCTCTTATTTTTCTGTCTCATCATACCTAATAGCTTATAGTATTCTTCTTCTCCTTCACTTATATCTACTTTTACACCACATACATACCGCTCTTCCTTATCTAATTTTTCTAACCACAAAGCCTCTCTCTCATCTTCATTATAGATTTTATTTCTATAATATATTGGCAATGCCAATTCTATTCCTTCTCTAGTCTTATAAGTTTCTATCGTATCTCCTCTTTTATATTTATTTCTCGTACTATCTCTCCTTTCTAAATACTTACTTCCAATTCCTTTACTCGTAAATATTTTACTATTATACGTCTTATGTACTTCATCAACCTTGTTCACATATTTCACGATATAATTTATCGTTTTCGCACTCACATAGTCTCCAATCCATACTTTCCCATATTTCCATATCTCCTCTATATCCTTCACTTTGTCTGTCCATACAATACCGTGCATATGCACCCTTTCTGTGTTCTGGTGTCCCAATTCTGTAACTAACCAATGCCTCAAAGTTCTTCCATATTTTTTTCTCCATCTCTCTGTATATCTTCTTACTGCTAGTCTGCATATTTCATTATCTCTATCATATCCACTTAATCCTTTTATTTCATTATCTAATTTCTGTAATTCGTGTTCTGTGAACGTGTAAGTTACAAACTTAGAGTTTGCATTAACACGGATATCCTCTTGCAGTCTTACTTGCCAATTCCGTGCTTTTTGTTTCTTACACTCTATACATTTCCCACATCCTACTGGAACCATCAATACTCTTTTATCTTTAATAGGGGGGATGACCCCCCCATTTTTCTTATTCTTTAAGTACTTCCTGTTCTGTATCAATTTTGGATACAAACACATTTCTTTTAATTTCCAATGTCCATTGATCTTCTTCTATATGTCTCTGCATCTAAATTTCTCTGCAGTTTTTTATAGTCGAATTCATTCACTGGTCTTACTTTTGGTTTTTTTAAAACTTTTAATTTTCCTTTTAGTTTTTTTATTACTCCATCAACTGCTTTCTTTGCTTTTTCTACTCCTTTACCAACTAATTTTCCATTTCTTAACATTGACAATCCACCTATACCAGCTGCAACACTTAAGTAATCTCCCATATCTAATCCTGCCTCACCCGTTAATATATCTATGATATTTTGTGTCATATTTTTACCAAATTGTCCACCATAATCCATTTCCATTATTTTTTTAGTTAAGCTCGTATCTGCCCCAATTTTTTCTATATCTGCATTTAATTTTTCTACTTGTGTTTCATTTAAATTAATATTTGAATTTTTCAACGCCGTTGCCGCCTCTAAATCATTAATTTCCGCTGTTCCTTTGTCTCCTCTTTCCCATTTTGATCTTTCTGTTCCTTCTAATATTGCTCCAATTTCTGCACCTAACTTAGTTGCTTGCAAATCCATCATTTGCATCATTTGAGCATTTCCTTTTGACGCAGCTCCACCACCTTGACTTCCAGTTGTTCCACCTTGTCCTGCTGATCCATACATTAACGCTGGATTTAATCCAGCCTCTAACATATGATCTACTTGTGCTTTATAATTCGTTTTATTCCACATATCCATTTGCAAATCACTTCCTTGCTGATTTAAAGCTTTTTGATTCTTAAATTGCAAATCCATTAATTTTCTTTCACTTCCATAATGTCTTCTTTCATTTTGATGACCTCCTATCATTCCTAGTAATCCACCTATGACGCCTCCACCAGCACCACTCCAAAAATCTCCCATATTTTCTATTTTTTAGTTTATTAACCCATATTTCAATAGGTTTATTATTATTATTATTATTATTATTATTTTCATTTCGCGCTTTTTTAAAGCGATACCAATCCCTTGATATATAAGAACAGATGCGTACCACCCATTCAAAATAGGGGGGATGCTCTACTAAACACCCCCCTCATTTCTTACTTCGCTTCAGCCCCCTTGGTTCCTTCTGTTGACTTAGCTCCGCTATCTACTTTATCCACTTTTAACTCTACTACTTTAGCTTCACTCTTTTTCTCTGATATTTTAGCTTTTGCATCTCGTTTGGCTTGGATACTTCCTTCTACTTTACTCATAGCTTCTGTTGCTATTTCCCATCGATCTGTCCTAATATTATAAGCACTTTTTACACCTTCTTTACGTTCCGTAAATATCTCTGGTGCCCCATCACTAATAGGTTCTTTATTACTTACAATTCTTTCAATTTTCCACTCAATAGGTTCCCCTTCAACACATTCCACACTTGTTAAAGTACTTTTCACTGGTATTTTATATTTATACATCTTTTTCTATTTATAGGTTAGGTATTACTTTTGCACTCATTTTTCTTCTAGCAACAATTTTATTACTTATCTGTACCCAGAAATTTTGACTATCTAACGCCCATTGTGCAAATATTCTATTAAACTTACTTGGGTCTACATACGTTGTTAAATCTTCTATTCCATTAGATCCTTTTTCATACCTTCTGTTTAATGTCATAAACATACTTCCTCCTGCTGTTCCTCCGTTCTCTTCTGTTTTTTCTGCAAAACTTCCTCTTGTCTGATTAACATTAGTCATATAGTTAATCCACGCTGGCTGTTTACCTGCCGTACTATATGTTACATCTCCTGTTCCATTTGTTGTTGTATCAAACCACGCCATTTGATCTGTTATTAAATCCTGATATCCTATTGCATCTAACGCAGGTTTATGTAGATCATTCATTGTTTTTAGGTTTGTATCCCATTTATTTCCTTGTGAATAATCTATTCTTGGTGTCAAGCTTACTATTCCAATTATATAACTAGGCTCATCTACTTTAATCTTAATTTTTCCTCCTTTATTTTTACCTGTTAATCTTCCTCTTCCTGCTAACGTTCCTAATGGTTGACTATCATCCCCAACTACTGTATCTGCCAGACTCACTACTTCTTCAAACGCTAATTCTTTTATTAACGACCCGTGATATATTGGATTTTCACAACTTTTAGCTCTTTCGTGTGTGTATACTGCATCTAACCAATCATCATAACTTCCACCACTTATTGCTATTCTATTAAGCATATTATATACTTTATTCGCTAAGTTTAAACTGTCTATTGTAAACTCATCTCCTGCCGTACTTACTGCCGTTACTTCATTAATTCCATTACTTCCGTCAATCCATTCTGTACTAATCCAATTATTAAATAAATCACTTTGATATGTTTTAATTCCTAATCCTTCTTGACTATACTTTTTTGTCGCTTTATTCCAATCTCCTCCTGTACTTTCTAAACTTAATCCATATGGTGCATCACTATTTAAGTTTATATCAAACGCCGTTGTATCTCTTACCGCTTCTAGTATATCCATTCTCATATCATC